AGTAGAAAATAAGTTATATAAAATAAAGATATGTATATATGTTAAGTGGAAATATCCATGTACACACTGTACACAATGTACACATGGATATAACTACTTGAATCTCGTACAGTTTTCTGTGTGCACGGTTCACGATCCATGTCTGTACACATGTGTACACACCTCGGGGCACGGGGCGGGGGACATGGATCGTGGCTCGGGAACCTGGGTTGGTTATTATTTAACCGATTCAATGTCGATGATGGCAGATACTGTAGTAGCATCGGCGATACGCTCTAGAGAACCACCAGCTGAAACCATGAAGATAGAAGTAAGAGCTGTTGCTGTCCATCCAACTGGGTTCTTGTTGAATTCAGTAGTGATGTAGTTAGCTGTTGATGCTGCTTTTTCTTTGATAGTGTTAAGTGTGATATCCATAATGGACTCCTTATATAGTTAAGTTAATTAATTGATTGAAACATAACCAAATAAACATCGACACGAACGAATGTGAGTGGCGTAAATCATAGACAAGGTTCCATGGTGTAATATAGGTAAACAAGGTTCCACAAAAGAAAAAGGGAATCGGGGGTGCGGACTGTGGGTACAGTAACAACTACATGAGCGATTCAGAAAATTATTTTCAAATTTTTTTCTGCAAAATTTTTTTGTGAGTGTATACTTCGTTAATGGATAAAAAAAGACTATGTGTTAAATGTGATATAAAAAAGCCAATTTCATCATTTAGACCAAATGAAGGTAAACGTATCATAAAAACGTGCAATGAATGTTTTGAGTTGCGAAAACGGCGCCGCCATAGTAAAACTGCCTCTTCCTATTTAGCCAATCTTTTAAGTTCATCAAAATACCACCGAAGTAAAGTACAAAAAATAGAATATAAATTAACCCTAGAAGACTTACAAAATGTTTGGGAAGAGCAAAAAGGGAGGTGCGCTTTGTCAGGCGTGTTTTTAACACATCATCGAGACGGTGATGGTAACAAAGAGTTCAATGCATCAATTGATCGTATAGATCCCAATGGTAGTTATACAAAAAATAACATACAATTGGTCGCATATCGCGTAAATATGCTAAAACATACGCTATCTGAGGACATGTTTTACTGGTGGATCAAAAATATTCATGATTACACTTGTGACTAACACATAACTAGGCTAATATCCAATAATATTATGGAATTAAAATACGATATAAACTGTTTTACGGCAATAGAAGGACTCGAAGACGCTGTAATAGGTACTGCATCGGTCTCTGCGGACGAAAAAGAGGTCTTAGCATACGATTTTGAGAAGGCTGTTGAAATATTAGCCGAAAAAAATTGGACTAAAGACGAAGTAGAGGCATGGTTAGATAGTCTTACAGAAAACTTTGTTCCAGAAAATCAACCTATATTCGTTTATAGAGATGACAATGTTAGAAAACAGCTTAAAGAACAGCGAAAGCATAGAACAAGGCTCCACTGAGCCAATGTCCCACACTGAATTCCAATCACATATGCCCTATATGGGCCTAAACTTGAATGACTTAACTGTTCAACAAGAAAAATTAGTACAATTAATAGCAAGCGGCATGTCAATAGCAGCTGCAGGACGTGCAGCCGGTTACGCACATCCCAATGCAGCACGTGACGCTGCAAAACGACCTGCTGTTTCGAAAGCATTAGAATTTTTACGTGAGGAGATGCGGGAAACTGTAAACTTCAAACGTGAAAACGCGCATATGATGTATATGGAAGCATATACTTCTTCTGCAAACGCTACAGAAATGAAAAATACTGTAGATTCTTTAGTTAAGCTACATGGACTGGCAATACCTGATAATTCTACTCAGGTTAATATCAATATCCAAGGTACAAAACAGCTAGAACGTATGTCAGATGAAGATTTACTAAAATTAGCTGGGCAAGACACTAAATATTTAGAGCCTGCAGGAGTTGATAATGGCTAAAACAAGTTTAAGTAATCCAAAAAACCCTAAAATTGTCCATGTCGGACGTAAACGCCGCAAGAAGAAAAAGTCTTGTGGATGCAAACACTAACGAAGAGGAAATAATCATGCCAGGTCATATGGGAAAAACAGCTAAATCACCTAAAGGAAGAAAACCTAAAGGAAAAATGTCGCCAGGGGCTAAAAAGAAACCTAATGGTAAAAATGGTTTAACTGCTAAACAAAAAACTTTACCTGCATTTCTTCAAAAGAAAATTAGACAAGCTAAAAAAAGGGGTAAATAATGGCTAGAAATTTAGGTTTAGAAGGTGTAGGAGATATGGGCCAAGATCAAGATCCTATTATGGATGAATACTTATCTTTAGAAGATGGTAACCAAGCTAGTGGCTTTTTTAGTAAATACATGGCTTTCTCTCCATTTCATAATATAGAAACTGGTTTATCAGTAGATGCCAATGTTGAGGCAGCACGACTAGGGGCTACCCTTTTTGGAAGAAAAGGTAAGGTTAGCGGTTCAATAACGGCTGATAGGAATGTACGGTTTGGTATGTCAGGTACTAGTATTCAAGGTAGTTTGGATCTTGGTAAGAACACTACACTATCAGGTGTCGTTGCTCCGGGAGACAAATTTGCAGAACTTAGAATATCGAAAAGGTTTTAATCGTGGCAGTTCAATTAGGCTACATTATAGTAAAAGAAGTAGTTAAAAAAGTAGGTAAGGATAAACTTAAAAAACTTACTAAAAAGCAAAAAGAGAAAGCAATTAAAAATGCTACTAAAAAAGCTACAGAAAAAATTGCACGTAAAAAAACCCGTGGGCCAAAAAAAGATAGTGGATTAAACCGAAAATATGCAAGGGAAAGAAAGAAAGAACAAGCTGAAAAAGATAAAAAGTTTAGAGGGTATGTTGAGAATCAAAAAAAAGAAGAGCAGATTATTAAACGACAAATGAAATTATTTTAATGGAAATTAAAAAGTTAGAATGTGTAAGGTGCAAGAACCTACACCCAGAAACTTTATATGCCGGCAATGACCGGCTTTGTGTTTATTGTAAAGCAGATGATGCTGAATCTATACCAAGAGCAAGTGATGGCACTGAGTCAAGAAAAGAGGAACAAATTGAAGCATCTGTTGAGGAGAAAGCAAAGGCTGAACTTGCGCGAAGATTCCTCACAAGAAAAAGACTCTTGCCATTTGTTGAAAGATTCAACCCAGACTACCAAGCAGGGTGGATTCACAAAGATATCTGTAAAAGATTAGAAAAATTTTCAAGGGACGTAGCAGAGAAAAAGTCACCACGGTTAATGCTCTTCATGCCGCCCCGACACGGTAAGAGTACATTAGCTAGTGTTGCATTCCCTGCTTGGCACTTAGGGAGAAACCCGAGCCATGAGTGTATTAGTTGTTCGTACTCTGGCTCGTTGGCTATGACATTTAGTCGTAAAGTACGACAGATGTTAAGAGAAGATTCATACAAAACTGCGTTTCAAACTAGACTTGATCCAGATAGTCAGTCTGCAGAAGCGTGGTTAACAACCATGGGCGGTGGATATGTGGCCGCTGGTGTTGGTGGTGGTATCACGGGTAAAGGTGCACACATACTGTTGATTGATGATCCAGTAAAAAACCGTGATGATGCAGAGTCTCAGCATAATAGAGATGCTAACTGGGACTGGTACACATCAACTGCATACACACGTCTTGCCCCTGGTGGCGGTGTGTTGGTAATCATGACGAGATGGCATGATGATGATTTAGCAGGTAGATTGCTAAAAGCTGGTACAGAAGGTGGAGATCAGTGGGAACTAGTTCGTTATCCGGCAATCGCGGAAGAAGATGAAGAATATAGGACCACGGGACAAGCTCTGCATCCAGAACGATATGATTTAGAAGCATTAGACAGAATTAAGAAAGCGGTTGGACCCAGGGACTGGTCGGCGCTGTATCAACAGAATCCAGTAGCGGATGATGGTGATTACTTTACTAGGGACATGATTGAGTATTATGATCCCGATGATATAGAAATGACACACATGCGTTACTATTGTGCATGGGACTTAGCTATAGGACAAAGAGATAGAAACGACTATACTGTTGGTATGGTAGTTGGTGTAGACCAATGGGATAACTTATTTGTAGTTGATGTAATACGAGGTAAGTTTGATGGTTTTGAAATAGTAGAAACAATACTAGATGTCTACGAACAATGGAAACCATCAATAATAGGAATAGAAAAAGGTCACATAGAGATGGCTCTTGGACCATTCCTCGAGAAACGTGTACGAGAACGTGGATTACATCAAGCGTATTTTAAAGACCTGAAAACTGGCCGAAGAGATAAAGAAGCACGAGCACGGGCCATACAGGGTAGGATGCAACAAGGCATGGTTTATTTGCCAAGAGACGAAGTATTTACTGGACCATTAGTGGCTGAGTTACTACGATTCCCTAATGGTGTACATGATGACCAAGTAGATGCATTATCGTGGATTGGTTTAATGATGGCCGAGTTTAGTACATATGTAGAAAATATTGATAAGATACCATCTTGGCGTGATCGTTTAGATGGCTTACTAAAACCTAACCGCAGCAAATCTGCTATGAGTGCATAATATGATACATAAAGGGAAGAAGAAAAAAATATCCGAAGTTGAAGAAGAAACAATAGCTAGAGCACAATGGGATAGATACGTAAGAGCACGGGACAACGGTCATTTAGAATATATTGATATGGCTAAAAAGTGTGATGCTTATTATCAAGGAGAACAGTGGGACTATGCAGACGTAGCACAACTCGATGCTGAAGGTCGCCCTGCTTTAACTATTAATACTATTTTACCTACAATCAATACTGTATTAGGTGAACAGTCTACTCGCCGTGCTGATATACAGTTTAAACCACGAAGAAAGACAGATGATGCAACTGCACATACTTTAACTAAGTTATATGAACAAATAGCAGACAATAACAAACTTGATTGGGTAGAGAACCAAGTATTCAGTGATGGTTTAATTATGGATGGTCGTGGTTATTTCGATGTCCGTGTAGATTTTAGTGAAAGCACTGAAGGTGAAATACGTATCACAGCTAAAGATCCTTTAGATATATTAATTGATCCTGATGCAAAAGAGTATGATCCTACTACTTGGAATGAATTCTTTGAATCTAAGTGGATGACATTAGAAGAAATAGAAGAACTATATGGTCAAGAACAAGCTGATAGATTACGTTATGCAGGTGAATATGGTAATACCTATGGTAAAGACTCTGTTGAGTATCAAGAAACAAGATATGGTGATACAGATGAAAACTTTGACTTCATAGGTACTACAACACCTAATGATGAAGAAGCTCGTGTAATTAAGTCTTTACGAGTGATAGAGCGCCAACATCGTAAGATGATGCGTAAAGAGTTTTATGTAGATAAGACTTATGGCGATCAACGTCCTGTACCGGCCAATTGGTCTGATAGGAAAGTTAAGAAGTTCGCTAAAGATAATGATTTAGATATTATTAGTAAGATGATGCGCTGCATAAGATGGACAGTTACATGTGATAGAGTT